CAATCGCAAGTAACGGTGTAAGTTATACATCAGGTAATAGTCGCATTACAGTAAATAAAGCAGATACATATCGTATTAGTTATAATACCTCAATGTTAGGTAATGGTGCTTCTCCTATTGGTTATTTTTGGTTAAGAAAAAATGGCACCGACATACCTAATAGTATGACTACTGCAGCAACTACGGGTACAGTACAACATCAAGTTACTGGTACTGTAGTAATTGCACTTGCAAGTAGTGACTATATTGAATTAGCTTGGGCAGTGAGTGATAATACAAAAGCAACGTTGGTTGCCTATGCTGCTAATAGTACATTTACACACCCTGCAAGCCCAAGCGCATCAATATCAATATTGCCGGTTAGCGTATAATGGCATATACACCAACACTTGTTAAAAGTCCTTATAAAAAAACTAAATTCAAAACTGACAAGGACTTAGAAGATTATATAAAGTGTTGTGATCCAAACACAGGTTATCTATATTTCATGGATAACTTCTTTATGATTCAACACCCAACACGTGGTAGTATGCACTATCATCCATGGGACTTTCAACGTGAACTAATTGAAACTTATCACAAGTATAGATTTAGTATCAATTTGATGGCTCGACAAACAGGTAAGTCAACATCGGCAGCAGGTTATTTACTTTGGTACGCTATGTTTGTACCTGATAGTACAGTATTAATTGCCGCACACAAGTATGCAGGTGCACAAGAGATTATGCAACGTGTTAGATATGCATATGAAAACTGCCCCGACCATATTAAAGCAGGTGCAGTTGACTATAACAAAGGTAGTTTAGCATTTGACAATGGTAGTCGTATTGTTAGTGCTACTACAACAGAAAACACAGGTCGTGGTCTATCTATTTCATTGTTATACCTTGATGAGTTTGCATTCGTAAGACCCACTATTGCAAGTGAATTTTGGACATCTATTACTCCTACATTATCAACTGGTGGTAAAGCAATTATCACAAGTACTCCTAACAGTGACGAAGATCAATTTGCATTGATTTGGAAAGGTGCTAACAAGTGCGAAGATGAGTTTGGTAACACGACTGATTTAGGTATTAACGGCTTCAAAGCATATAAAGCAACTTGGAGAGATCATCCGGAACGTGATGATGCGTGGGCAGAACAAATGCGATCACAACTTGGTGAGGACAGATTCCGCCGAGAAATGAATGTTGAATTTATTATTGCCGATGAAACATTAATCAATCCTAACACATTAATTGACTTAGAAGGTACTGAACCTATATTACGTCAAGGACAGATACGCTGGTACAAGACACCTAAGAAAGGCAATATCTATGTAGTAACATTAGATCCTAGTATTGGTACAGGTGGTGACCCAGCAGGCATACAAATCTTTGAAGCAAACACTACTACTCAAGTAGGTGAATGGAAACATAATAAAACTGATATTCCCAGTCAAATAAAATTGATAGCACAGATTAACAAGTATATTGTTGATTGTACAACTGAACCTAGAAACGTTTATTATAGTATTGAAAATAATACAGTTGGTGAGGCTGCGTTAGTATCACTTGCAGAATATGGGGAACAAAATATTGTAGGTAGTTTTATTAGCGAACCCGGTAAAAAGCGTAAAGGTTTTACAACTACAAATACAAGTAAATTATCAGCATGTGCTAAATTTAAGTCATTATTAGAAAGCAAAAAACTAAAGATTCATAGTCGTAGTTTAATTAGTGAACTTAAGACTTTTGTAGCCAAAGGTGCTAGTTATTCAGCTAAACAGGGTGAAACTGACGATTTGATTATGGCTACGTTACTAAACATTAGGGTAATGCAACAATTAAGCGATTTTAACGTAGATTTAGAGAATCATATCCGTGATCACCAAGAAATTATCATGCCTCTACCCTTCTACGCAGTCTTTGCATAAATATAAGATTGAGACAAAATTATGGCAAAAAATCAAGAAACCACCAAAAATACAATATACACTTACTTGAAAAGTAACGGATTTGATCCTCAACTTAAAACTACAGGTAACGATGATGTTGACGTTATGGATAAGACTGACGTTATCCAATTTCAGTTTAAATTAGATGATGTAAATTATGGAACCGCAAGTTTAAGTTTGGACAATGAAGGTGTGTTAAAGATATACAATAGCGACAAGATAGCAAATAGTCCCAAACAAAGTGAGCACGGTGGCAAGACTTGGAATCAAGTTATACAAGACTTAAGACAAATGACTTTTGGTAAAGTAAAAAGTTTTGAGTTAGATGATATGGACAACTTAGGATACGATATGGCTAAAAGAGATCATTTGAAAAAAATAGAAGAAGGTTATTACCCAATGGGTAAAAAAGCCAGTTATAGTGATAACGTTCCTGAATGTAAAATCATTATTAAACACAATCGTAATATTGAAGAAGGTGAACAACGTTATAGAAACATTCATCAAATTTTTATTGAGAATGTAATGGGTGAGAGATTTTTAGCACCAACAACTAAGCCAGGATTAGCAAGAGTATATGCTAGACATATTGCAGAAGGTGGTAAAGTTAATGATGAACGTTGGAATCATATCAATAGTTTATGTGAAGAATATAGTAAGATGGCAGGATTTGTTCGTGCTACTCGCAATAATCAATTCAACGAAGACACACAACGTTTGGTTGAAGCTGGTGTAAATCATTATATGAGTTTACGTGAATCATTACACAAATTAGCAGGTAAAAGAGGATACAATACTTATTTTGAAAGTTGGTCAGCTCCATTAATGGAAGGTGAAGGTGATGAGGATTTAAGTGAGATGTTTGTAAACAGTAGTTTAGATCCACGTATTGAAAGTGTTATACCTATATTAAATCGTTTAAACAAAAATATCAGCGAGAATCAAGAAATTAAACAAGTAACAGAATTAGAAGAATGGGCCGATAATATAGTTAAAGGCCAAGAGGGTCATAAACAAGAAGAAAATGGTATGGCTGCAGATAGTCTAAAGAGTATTGCTAAAAAAGCAAAAAGATTATATAAAACAGTCAAAGGTATGAAGGATGACACATTAGAGCCATGGCAACAAAGTAAAGTAACAAAGGCTGATGATTATATTGATACTGTATTTGATACAGTTGATGCTGACTATGATATGTATGAACAACAAGATATATCAGAAGGTGGATTTGAGCCGCATACTGCAAAGTTTGGTAAACGAATATTAGGTCATGGCAAAGATTGGGATGAACCTATGGGACATGCCAATATTGAAATAAAAATAAATGATCGTACTTGGAAAATTATTCGCGGTGCAGGTCCAGAGGGTAGTCAAGAATGGTTTGACCAAAAGCAAAAAATGCGTCAAATGTGCAAGCGTAAAACTGAATCAACTGGCAAAGAATGGAAAATGTACATTACTGGTGCAAGACCCACGGCAGAAGGTGTTGCGGAAGGTGATGTGGTGGCATTTAAACGTCCGGTTAGTCAACCCAAGACAAACCAGCAACCACAAAACTATCATGCAGCACTAGAATTAGCCAGTGATTGGTTTTGGTTAGAGCAAGGCCCAATGGCACACGAAATGGGAACTGCCAAGGAACGCAAAATGCAACGATTGGCTGCCCAAAAGTTGGTTGCACTCAAAAAATTGGGATACTCAGTAGATTGGCCTTTGGACGATGATTTTTACGGCGTTGATTTAATATACATACCCACTAAACAGACCTGGCGTATTGATGCAGATAATTTAGGTGAAAGTATGCAAGGTGTGGCGGAAGGCCATGCAGACCAACAACGCAAAATCTTTAAGAAGAATGGCAAACCAGTAGGCGAAGTTGGCATTGACCCAGAAGCAAGTCCAGGCAATGGTAATTGGTATGTAAAACACTATGCGTCAGGGTATGATGTAGTAGGTTTTGATTCATATGAAGAAGCCGTTGAAGAACTAAAACATTGCTTAAAGCAAGGTGTGGCGGAAGCTGGTAGTAAGGCACAACAGGCTGCTAAAGCTATTAATATGAAAAAACATCATAAGAAACCTAAAGATGTGGCAGAAGATATCGGACCACAACAACAAGCAGTTGGTCAACTTGGTGCAACTAGCAAAGTTGATGCTGGTGGTAAAGTTTTAGGTGGGCCTGAACGTAGTCAAAAAGGTTTACGTGGTAAACTAGTCGGTGCAAACGAAAGCGTTGAACCAGTATTGAATAGAATTAAAAAATTGTCAGGTCTATAATGCGTGAGATTAATGAATTTGAAACTTGGGCAAACAGTATTGTTGAAGCAAAATCTGTTACCTCTAACCGTTTAGGAACTCAGGTTCATGGTAAAGCAGACCGACCGTTACAAAGACAACATGACGTAGCATATAAGGCACAAAAAGCTCATCCAGAATTAAGTCCAGAAAATGCATTAGCACTATATGTAAGTGACCAACTTTTGGATATAGAGAAAATGGACTATGAGCAAAACAAACTTATTAATAGTCAAAAACGTGAGAATGAAAAATTGCGTAGGTCACTACAATCATTAAACAAAGAACTACATGACCACGAAAAACAAGCAAGTCAAACTGACCAAGAAGTTGAACGATTAAAAGACTTAAGTGCTAAGTTAGGACCAGCCGGAGTTGAAACAAAAGCACAAGCAAAAGCAAGCGGTGATAAGATTGAAGCTATGCTTAAAGATTTAGAAAATGTAAGAAAAAATCCAAGCATTGATGATAAAAAATTTAAAGAGATTGCTGATAAAGTTGAAAAGATGAAAAATTTTGGAGACGATAAAAGCGTAGAAAAAATGCAATCTACATTGCAACAACTATCAAAACATGCAAACATTAGCGATGAAATGTTTGATAATGCAATGGGTCGTTTAGCAAAAGCAGAACAAGAGTTAGAAAATAAAGAGATAAGATTTCAAAAAAGCAAAAATCGTAACGATAGACAACGTGCTGAATGGGGAACTAAATTTAAAGACCTCAATGATAAAATTGAAATCATGGATAAAAAAACATCTACAGCCGATCAAAAAATTAATGCATTAGATAAAGATACTAACGAATTATTTAAATCATACAAAGATAAGATTGAAAAACTTACTCAATATGAAAAATATTTAGATAGTACAGTAGACAATATTGAACAGGCAAAAACTGAAATTAATAATAATTTAGAATTAATTCGTAGTATTGGCAAACAAGACCATGCCATGGATGCAATATCAAATGCACAACATACTTCTAAACAAACAGTTGCTACCAATAAGCACCCTCAATTTGAACCAGACTTAGAAAAAGAATTAGAGCCAGAATTAGAACCAGAATTAAATTTACCTATACCTGATGAGCATTTAGCTGAAGATGTAAAAGTACATGGTAACAGATATTCATTAGAAGAAAAAGAATGGTTAGATACATACTTGCCTAAGTTTATGCACTTATATCAAAAACTATACCCAAATGATATGGGTACTATAATTGATGAAGAAGGTTTAAGTCAAATGGTAGAAGATGATATGCATTTAATGTATCAATATCATGCAGTTATATCGCAGAAAGTGGTTAGAGAAAAATTTGAAATTACTCATAAAAAACTAGTATACGCATATAAACAACGTAACGCAAACCAATTATCCTTATTTGCAACAGAATCATTAATCCAAAGTTACGAAAATGGATTAACAAAACTTATCAATTTACCCTATTAAATAAACATTTTGCCTAATTAGGCATAAATATACTTGACAGTAGAAAAAAGTATGTTATACTTGATTCTAGTGTTAGTCACATAATTATGTGTGGCGAATATTAAAACAAAGACCAACTTAAGGAAATTATATTATGGCATCTTTAGCAGAAATTCGTGCTCGTATTGCAGCACAAGAAAACAAGTCAACAGGTTCTAGCAACCAACAAGCAGATAACTCAGTATACGCACATTGGAATATGGATGAAGGTACAACAGCTACCATTCGTTTCTTACCTGATGCGGATACAAATAACCCTTATTTCTGGGTTGAAAAGAACGTTATCAAATTACCTTTCAATGGTGTAAAGGGCGATCCTAACGTAAAACAAATTACAGTACAAGTTCCATGTAACGACATGTATGTACCAAACAGTTGCCCAATCTTAGCTGAGGTTCGTCCTTGGTATAAAGATGAATCACTAAAAGAAATGGCAAACAAGTATTGGAAGAAACGCAGTTACATCTTTCAAGGTTTTGTACGTCAAAACCCAATAGCAAGTGATACAACTCCTGCAAATCCTATTCGTAGATTTATCATTAGCCCACAACTTATACCAATCATTAAATCCGCATTGATGGATCCTGAATTGTTAGATTTACCTACAGATTACACTAGAGGTTTAGATTTTAACATTAAGAAAACTAGCAAAGGTGGATATGCTGATTATTCTACAAGTAGTTTCTCACGTAGAGAAAGTTCTTTAACAGAAGCAGAATTAGCAGCTATTGATGCAAATGGTTTATATAATTTAATTGACTTTTTACCAAAGCGTCCAACTGATGCAGAGTTAAAAATTATTAAAGAAATGTTTGAGGCATCAGTAGATGGTCGCCCATACGACTTAGAGCGTTGGGGTTCATACTATAGACCATATGGCATTGGTGAACCTGCTCAATCATCAAATTCAGGTACTTCGGTTGCAACACCTAGTGTGAATACAACAGTTTCCACTCCCGTGAGTACAGTAGAAGACGATGAGCCAGAAGCAACTACTACACCAGTGATAGTTCCAACAACTACTCCTAACGATAAGGCACAAGATATTTTATCTATGATTCGTGCCCGTAAGCAGAACGCAGGTGCGTAATTAATTGAATGGGACTTATGTCCCTTCAATTAGTATAGGAGAATAACATGACATTACCTGACGAAAGATACCGCGCTATAAAGCAAGGTAAAAAACTATTGGAAGAATTATGCGACCCGGGAAAAACTCCCAGAGTACCAAGTATGGTACGTGACCGAGCAAGGGCTGCATTAAGACATTTCCCACAAGATTATGAAATAGAATCTATAGCAGAAAAATGTCCCGAGTTACTTGATAAACAATCAACTAACTTGTATAATAGTAAAAAATAATGTAAAGGAACTTTAATGGTAAAACCATTTGATGTAAGTAAATTTAGGAAAGATATATCTAAGAGCATTGAGGGCCTTAGTATAGGGTTTAATGATCCGACCGACTGGATCAGTACAGGAAATTATGCACTCAATTATCTTATTAGTGGTGATTTTAACAAAGGCGTGCCTCTTGGTAAAGTTACTGTATTCGCTGGTGAAAGTGGCTCAGGAAAGAGTTACATTTGTTCAGGGAATTTGGTTAAACATGCACAACAACAAGGTATCTATGTGGTACTCATTGATTCGGAAAATGCATTAGATGAAAAATGGCTACATGCCTTAGGCGTTGATACTAGTGAAACTAAGTTATTAAAACTTAATATGGCCATGATTGATGATGTAGCAAAGACAATAACAAAGTTTGTATCTGATTACAAAACACTACCAGAGGGTGATAGACCTAAAGTCTTGTTCATCATTGATAGTTTAGGTATGATGCTAACACCAACTGACGTTAATCAATTTGAAGCAGGTGATATGAAAGGTGATATGGGTCGTAAGCCTAAAGCACTAGCTGCACTTGTTCGTAATTGTGTTAATATGTTCGGTAACTTGAATATAGGTATGGTCGCAACTAATCATACATATGCAAGTCAGGATATGTTTGATCCAGATGACAAAGTATCAGGTGGACAAGGATTCGTATATGCAAGTAGTATTTTAGTTGCTATGAAAAAGTTGAAGTTGAAAGAAGATGAAGACGGTAACAAAACCAGTGAAGTAAATGGCATTCGTGCTGCTTGTAAAATTATGAAAACACGTTACGCTAAACCTTTTGAAACACTACAAGTTAAGATTCCTTATGAAACAGGTATGAATCCTTATAGTGGATTACTTGATATGTTTGAAAAAGCAGGATTACTAACCAAAGAAGGCAATCGTTTAAGTTACATTACCGAAGACGGTGAAGTATTAAAGATGTTCCGTAAGGGCTGGGAAAGTAATGAAGGTAATTGCTTAGATAAAGTAATGACTGAATTTGCTAACAAATCAACAAAAACAGTAGTAACAGAAGAGGTCGCTGAGGAGGCAACAGAATGAGTTTAAGTTTAGCATCTGATATTTGGGAAGCATTACGTGACCATATTGATTTAAGTGAGCGCACCGATGCTGCCGATTCATTAGTGAATTTATTGATAGACCTTAACTTTGAAGTTGAAGACATTAAAGATAGTTTTAGAGATAAGGATATCAGTACCGCTCTGAAAGATTATGCCGATGAGCATGATGTTGACGATGAAGATTACGAAGATAGTGATGACGAAGACGGTGAGTGGTAAATGTCAAACTGGTATACACGGGTATGTAACGACCTAAGCGAAATACCCGACTTTATGACTTACTATGATAACGAACTTATATCTGCTAAGGCTGATGTAAAGGTATCAGGTAATGTTGAAAAACTAATTGCCAGTTTACCTGGCATGACTGAAAACAGATTTAACCAGCTTCAAGAAATTGAGGCTGTGTTAAATTATCTACACATTCAACTACGCAAGATTCGTAGAAAACATTTTCAAAAATATTTAGAAGCCTACAACAGAGCATTGACTGATAGAACTGCTGAAAAGTATGTTGATGGTGAACAAGAAGTTGTTGACTTTGAAACTATTATTAATGATGTTGCGTTATTGCGTAATCGTTGGTTAGGTATTATGAAAGGTTTAGAGGCTAAACAATGGCAAATGGGGCATATTGTACGCCTGCGTACAGCGGGTATGGAAGATATAACGGTTTAGGAAATAAAATGGGAACAATGAGTACAAATCCTTATCAATCATTAAGTAATACTGTTACCATAACCAGTGCTAGTCAAGGGTTGGGGTCATTTAATTATCACAATCCGGTTACACTAACTACTGCAAATATTAGTGCACTATCACCTGGCCAGATCAAATCGCTTAGTCAAAACATTAATGGTGGAAATTTGTACACTGGTTATTCTCAAACGTTTCAAACCTTAGATGACATCCTCAATTCTCATTACACAAAATATGAGATATATGAATTCAAAGAAGATGCATTGGCATTAGGTTGTGCATGGTATAGAATTAGAAACATTCGCAAAAATATTGATGTTCCTAAATTGATTAACTTAACCATTTATAAATTAACCGATAGAGACTTAACCCATGCATTGAATAACGATGATAGAACTTTGGCAAATACCATACGTGATTATTATAGCAAAAAGATTATGATGTGGAAACTAAAGGGCATCAAATTAACTAATTTCCGTGAAGACTTAAACAAGTTTATACATGGCGATCAACATAAGATTAAAGAAACATTCTTTCCTATTATCTTTAGATTGCCTGAGTTTTATGAATACGATATTAATATTGATAAGATGAGAGAACAATTAATTGATATCCCGGATCCTGAAGAACTAGAAAAGTACAAGGGAAAGCAATCTTGTTTAAGTCTAACCCCTTTAATCAGTTTAGTTAAAAATAACAAACGCATAAAGGTTGTAGAATACTGGTTTAAGACTGAGGAAGATATACCTGTAATGTTAAGTATAGAACCTAAGAATCCTTTAGAGCATATTTGGAATAAGATTTTTGATAGTAAAAAAGTATTACAAATTTCAGGGCACATTTTTGTTAAAAGTATGACCGATTTTGAATACTTAAGTATTAACAATTGGAAATTAGAGGATTGACAATAATTGGATATTAGCATATAATACATATTCTTTAAACAAAAGGAGTTATAAATGGAATGTACTTACTGTCGCAAATGGCATTTTCAAGGTCTTTTGTCATGCCCAACTGCTCCGAAAACTCCAGTAGCCCCTAAGTCAGAGTAAGCAAAATAGTGTTGCAGAAATGCAACACTATTTCTAACCAAAATTTGACAACAAATCGTTTTGGGCTTATAATAGAGTTTTAGTTGATTGAATACAGGGAATCATAATGTCTAAAGTTAAAATTTTGTCAGGTTCTTATCGTAAGAACTTTGTGTCTAATCAAGTGTTTACTCTTGTAAAAGGTTATCAAGTCGGTGCAAAAGGTGGGTATGTGACTGTAAAAAATGAAGGTCATTTCCCTGAAGTCAACATTCAAAACGTAAAGGTGTTAGTAGATAATATGGAAGCAATTCAATTTGTAGATTCTAATACAGAATCTAAGCCAGTTGTAGAAACAAAAGCAATTGAAACAGACGAACAGGCAATGGATCGCATTGCAACACGTTTTTCAATTTTAGATGAAATGTCAAGGGCCTGTATTGCCAGCGATATTCGTGCTATGATTGTATCAGGACCTCCAGGCGTAGGTAAATCATTTGGTGTTGAGCAACAAATGGAAAAAGCAAGTTTGTTTGACAAAATTGCAGGTAAGCGTCCTCGCTTTAATGTTGTTAAAGGTGCTATTTCAGGTATTGGTTTGTTTGCTATATTGTACAAATATAGTGATGCTAAAAACGTTTTAGTGTTTGATGACTGTGATGTGTGGGAAGATCCTGATGCACTTAACGTACTTAAAGGTGCACTAGATTCAGGTAAGACACGTAGAATTAGCTGGAACAAAGATTCACGTATCTTACGTGAAGAAGGTATCCCTAATACTTTTAACTTTAATGGTTCAGTGATTTTCATTACAAACTTGAATTTTAACGACAAGCGTAGTGCTAAAATCAAGGCTCACTTGGATGCATTACAAAGTCGTTGTCACTATCTTGACCTTACAATCAATAACGAACGTGACAAAATGTTGCGTATCAAACAAGTTCACCGTGATAGTGATTTGTTTGCACGTTATGAGTTTGAGGCAGGTGTTGCAGACAGTATCTTTGATTTTATGTGGGAACATAAAGCAAATTTACGTGAAATCAGTTTGCGTATGTGTTTGAAAATTGCAGACTTGGTTAAAGTTAGTCCAACTAACTGGAGAGAGTTTGCAAAGGCAACTTGTGTTAAGCAAAGTTAATTTTTAGTAGAACTTTTAGGGGACTTGGTGTCCCCTTTTTTTGCCTTTACTATTGTGTTTTGTGATTGATAAATGTATAATATGAATATGTATGTAAAGAAACCATCTACCAGAGAACATGTGATACACTATTTGGTTCACTATATCAAATTAGGTACATATGACAATAAGTTTATTCGCAATCTTTATCATAATATTGATAAACCATTAACCACAAATCAAAATGAGTTATTGGAAAAGATTATTCTTAGATACAGTAAACAACTAGCTAAAAAGGAACTTAATGCAAGTGACCTAATCAAACTACCTTGGTCTAAACCTCCTATAGAAAGTAGCCCTGAATTTACTAACGCACATATTACAAGAGATAATGATAAACTTATCATTAGAACACCCTACAAAAAAGATTATGTTAATCAATTAAAGAAGATTGAATATCCAACCACATGGATGCACGAACAGAAATTATGGATTACCGATTATTGCGAATCTACTTTAAAGTATGTAACTAAACTAACAGAGGAACATTTTAAAACAGTAGAGTACTGTGAAGATATACAACAAACTATTAAATATCTAAATCAATATACAGATTGTAAGTATTGGGATCCTACGTTAATGTATACTAATGATAGGTATATATTATATGCAACAAATGAGATTGTATATGAACATGTAAAGGATTTGTTAATTGATATTGATTTAGTTAAGTTAGCAAGATTGGTTAGATATGGTATTGTGATAGATGATTCAGTAACGGTTAATCTTGCTAAAACTTATTCAATTAATGATATTCAATTTGTGGTTGATGCACAACCTAGACTTGAGTACACTAGTGACATTAATAAATTTATAGAAAAATTAGAAATGGTACAATGTGATTCTCTTATAATGAATGACCTTCACTACTTCAAAAAAGTTTTCAATAAAAGTGTTATTGCTCAACTTAAAGAAAAGAACATAGATGTGCATATGATTGACCGAGGATTAGGTCATGAAAGCATACAGATAAACAAGTATAAGTTCTCTATTGTATTGAGTATGTCTACCAGAGATGATAGAATAGTATTAAATTCAATAGGTAAGATAGTTCACCTAGTAAGCAGTATATGAAACAATGTAAAATAATAGTTAAAGATGAAGTAAACGTAAAGTTTGAGGGATTAGAACTACCTGATCGTAAAACATTAATGAGAATGTTTGAGTATGAAAAGCCCGGAGTTCGTTATCTTCCAAGTGTCCGACTTGGTCGTTGGAATGGTAAGGTTAGCTTTTTTAGTCTAGGTGGCAGTACTTATGTAAATCTGTTACCAGAAATCATTCCATTACTAGATCAGGCAGGGTACGACTTAGAACTAACAGACCTAAGAGAATATAAAACTGTTTTTAATTTTAAAGAAATCAAAGAAGATACATTTGGTGATAAGACTTGGCCTAAAGGTCATCCTAAAGAAGGTGAACCTGTATTGTTTAGAGACTATCAGATTAAAATTGTAAATGAATTTTTAAACAATCCGCAAAGTCTACAAGAGATAGCAACAGGTGCAGGTAAAACATTGATAACTGCTGCATTAAGTTATAGTGTGCAAGACTATGGTCGTAGTATTGTTATCGTACCTAACAAAAGTTTAGTAACACAAACAGAAAGTGATTATATTAATCTTGGGTTAGATGTAGGTGTATACTTTGGTGATAGAAAAGAGTATAACAAAACACATACTATCTGTACTTGGCAAAGTTTAAACAACATGCTAAAGAAAACAAAGAGCGGTGAAGCAGAAGTAAACATTGGTGACTTTTTAGAAGGTGTTGTTTGTGTAATGGTTGATGAGGTGCATATGGCTAAAGCAGATGCATTAAAAGAATTGTTAACAGGTGTAATGAGTAATATACCTATTCGCTGGGGACTAACTGGAACTATACCTAAAGACAAATACGATAGTCAATCAATATTTGTTAGTTTAGGAAACGTAATTAATAAACTAAGTGCTAGTGAATTACAGGATAGAGGTGTGTTGGCACAATGTCATGTAAAGATTATGCAATTAAAAGATGATGTAGACTTTACCAACTATCAAAGTGAGTTAAAACATCTACTAGAAGATCCATTACGTTTAGATACAATAGCACAAAAGATATTAGAAATTAAAGATACAGGTAATACACTTGTATTGGTTGATAGAGTAAATGCAGGTAAAGAATTGATAGCAAGATTACCCGATGCAGTATTTGTAAGTGGAGAAACAAGTTTAACCGAACGAAAAGAAGAATACGATGAGATTGCTACTAGCACGGGGAAAATTATTGTTGCGACTTATGGTGTTGCAGCTGTTG